TAATTTTGTTCCATCTTTTACATTTTTAAACCATTCCTTAACATGAATGTCGTCATATCCAAGCCATTTAATAGCATTGATAAGAGCTTTGTAAGTTCCGATATAAGGCATGATCTTATCATGCTCTAGGATGATATGTTTTGACTTTTGATTTAAAAGCTCCCAGTCTGGTAAAGCTTCATTTATATCTGCCTCTTTAAACAGAGTATGATTTGCTTTTGGGCTAGGTAATCCAAAGTTAGTTATAAGTGTATCAAATCTTTCATCTGGTCCGATTGACTCAGCATTGACAAGGATTTCTGCAATTAAGTACTCTGTATTTCCTACTAAATGAAATACTCGAAGTCTTCTTTCAAAAACTCCTTCTGTTTCAGCTCTGAATCCTATATTAACCATTAATCCAGAGCCCTTAATATAAGTAGAGCAATCAACAATGATTTGATCTGACCATTCAACCAGCTGTTCGTCTTCATCAACTTCAAAAAGCTTAATTTCTTTATCACCGTCTGTAAATCTAAAAATTAAATATTGATTGATCGGATCATAAGGCCTAATTAAAGCTCCGCCGGAGATTTCTTCAAGAATCATTAAATGTTCAGTTTCTACAAGACCCTGAGAAATAGGGTTTAAGAAAACAGCTGAACTAAAGGAGACGGATGGATAAAGAAAAGAAACGTCCGCAGGCAAAAAAATAGAAACATCGTTAACTCCCTTTGAGTTAGCTGGAAGCGGACTAAAAATAGAAACATCTCTCCATCCTATAGAAACTTCGGCGGAGCTTAATATTTGTGAATAATTTCCAAAAGAATAATTGAGCTGAACTTGAGTAGTATCAGGATATTCCCAACCACTATTTGTGACTTCAACTCCAATAATATAATTACTTGGATCAGTTATAGCATAAGCAGCAGCCCCAATTGCATCCTGATTTGATGCAATAAAGGTTAATGGTATATAAGGGTTAGCGTATAAATTAAGTGGGCTTCCCGCTTTATCAAATATTTTCCAATTTTGGTGATTCATGAATCTTAGTTAATGTTTATACTTTCTTTATCATGTGCAATCGAAAAGGTCTTCTTGATATATTTAACTTGTTCCAAAATAAAGTTCATCATAGCTTCAATCTGGCCAAATAAGGGTTTCTGAACTGGGTTTGCCCACAATTCAGGAGAAGTCATTTTTTGTAATAATTTACCTTGATAATTATATCCTAAATTAATGTAATTATCAGAAAAATGTTTAGCTGAAGAAAGATAGGAGCTTCGAACTCTAAATCTTTGGCTTTTGCTACTTACTGCGTTTTCCTTTTGGGTTCTATTTGCCATGATTTATTATAAATTAGATACGATGTTTTTGTTCTGATTTGAATTGAAATTAACAGGAGTTATACCCCTTAAATTAATGTTGACTGTTGAGAGACGATCTTTTGCAACTGAATCATCATAAGTGACCCCCATCCAGCTTTCAAATCCTCCACGAATAAGTGGATAAAGATCTTTTACAGTTACTTTATTCCCGAATGCATCAACTACGAATCTTTCGAGAAGAATGTCGCCATACTCATCAAGACCATAACCATTTCCATAGATCTGGAAGTTGTTTTTGTCTGCATCAAACCAAGCTGTTACAGAGTCAACACCTTCAATATTTTCGATGATTCGAACTATATCGGACTGAGGAATTCTATCTCTTCTTGTATTTTTTAGGAAATAATCAGAAGTTACAGATATGATTGCTTCACGAATATTATTTAATTCGAAGCCTTCATAGATAACCAATGAAACATTTAAAACAAATCTTGGATATTTAATAGTCATAATGGCATTATCTACTGTGATAATCCTCTGACCACTCTCTTCGATAAGATCTAAAATACCTTTTTTCTCTAACTCAGTTAATACAAATGAATCCATTGTGCATGTGTAATAATTCTGATTAGCTGGAATTCTCTGATTTACATCTGGCACTAAATAGAGATAAACCGTATTGTCATCTTTCTTTTGTTCTTCAACTTGAGCTTGCCAGTAAAAAACCTGTTTTTGAGCACTATCTAATTCAGTTTTCTTAGCAATTGATTTTGGAGAAGAAGTTCCAACAGTTGCTGCAAGTGATCTATATTCTTCACTTATATTTTCATAAGTTGTTTTAGCCTGATTATATTTGTCTAAAGAATACTTATCTTCAAATGTTGCAAATCCTGGGATAGCATCAACGATTGTAAACATATTCAATTTACGTAAAAAGTAAATGTAATTATCGCCATTTGCTAGAACAAAGCTTCTAGACATGTGAGGAGCAAGAAGACGAGTAAGATAAACTGGTTCTTCTTGGGTTCCGAATAATACATCTTTTTGAATAGAAACTTTAATGATTTTATTGAGATCTATTTCCTGACTATTCAAAGCATATCCTTTAGATTCCCATTTCCAGTTGGTTTGTCCTTTTGCTTCTGCAGTTCTAATATTGCCTGCTTCACCATCAGTTAAAAGATATTCTGCTAATATTGTTGCGCCGAGTGGCGGAACTGCTCCATTATATCCATTACCAAAGAAGAGATCTATACCTCCGGTTTGACCTGTTTTAACCATGACGCTCTCTTCATTGAAATCCATATCAAGAATAGAATCTCTATTTGCCCACTTCTTTCCATTGACATAAATGTTAACAAAGTAATTATCTATGATGGATCCTTTCTTAGCTTGAAAATTGAAAGACTGTAGTGGATCTCCTGTTCCAGTTGACTGCTGGTATTCTAATTTACCCTGGACGATATTTACATCGACATAATTCTGAATTGATCCAAGATCTAAACGTACTTCATTTGAGGGAAGAGTGATTGTATAAGTAAGACCGTTAAATGTTGAAGTAAGTCTTGAATAGTTAGAAATGACTGCCGTATTTCCATAGATGTCTAGTTTTTGTCCATTATAAAATAATCTAAGAGTTCCTCGTGCGGCTACACCCCTTGAAGGATTATGGCCTGTTAAACTGGCTAGGCCTTTTACACTTTGAGCCCTAGAAGCTGTTAATATATTAAGTTCCGTGATAGAATCCTCAACATAATAAAGGATCATTCGACCCATATTAAGAACAACTTGTAAAAGTTGACCCATTGGAGATGCCATAGTAAAATACTGGCCTGCATCGTCGTAGGTTTGCTTTATAAAGTTGATTGAATCCTGGTATAGTTCCGATAAACGGATTCTGGCAGTTTTAATTATATTCATAATAATTTTTTATATTTTTCTCTATTTTCTTTCAAATTTTTAAGGAAATCAATAACCTCATAATCATATATTAATTTGGAATCTTGTTCCGGTGATACTTTTATTCTAGATGCAATTGCAAATGACTCGATCACTTTAGCTAAAATTTCCCCATCTTCAATGGATAATACTTCATGAATAACATGCATTCCTCCTGAGACGACTCGAAAAACTTTAATATTTATGTTATGCTCACCTGATATATAAATTTTTTCTGGTTTAAGCCCGGCTTCTATAAGAAGGTTTACCACTTCAGACATATCCTTAGCGTTATTCCTTAATTTCTCCATTTCTTGAATCTCTTCATTGGGATCATTACGACTTACATTTATTCGAACCCCCTTATTCTCCAGCGCCTTCAAGAGTCCTATCTCCATGCTTACTTTTGGATCTTGGCCTCGTTCAAAGTTTATATTTTCCTTTACTATTTTCATGTATTATTAAGATCATTATGAATTTTATAAAATGTCTTTCTATATGCAGGTTTTACTTTATAACTCACTTCATCAGCATTCTCATTAGAATCAAAATCAAGATATTCATTCATACCAGATTCTAACATTAACTTGTCAAAATAATTTTTGAAAGTTTCCCTAGCATAGTTGACCTTTTCTTCTTCTTCCCAATTAAAAGCCCCGGCAAAAGCTTTGGCAGCAATGTAAATATAAATGTATGGATATGTTCCGTCAACATAAATATTGTCAATGAGTTTTTCGGTATCCAGTTCTTTCATTTTTTCAAAGCCCAGAGTAATAGCTTTATCCAACCCTATTTTCATAAAAGTTCTAGGATTTATTCCTCGCTCAAAATTTATATTTTCTCTAACTATCATTACTTAACTAATACTCCAATTGCTTTTTCATCATTAATATAAATATCGATAACACAAAAATCAAATCCATCTGCTTTCCCAAAAGATACAGCAGGCTGTATTCTAAATTGGCTAGATTCTGAAACATACGCTTGGATTTGTTTTAATATCTTTTCTTCAAGTTCAACTTTATTGACTCTTGTTTCAAAAATAATATCTTCAATTCCAACACCAAAATTTAAGTCTCCTAATACTTGTCCTTGTGTAGTTCCAAGAATCATTCTCATCTTTGCAATAATGCTTTCTATGGGATCAGAATGTTCAAAAACTCCATAACGGTAATTAGGGTCTTCAGGATTTCGAATGTATATTTCCTTAACCATTCAAGTTTTTATTTATATATCTTGTTCCTACGGAAAGACCACAAAAAAAAGCCCTTGCTGGGCTTTTTTTGTTTATATTAGAAATTAAGACATAAAGTGCGGTCCTTTGACTATCGCTATAGTGTTCCCGGCTGATTCTTTTACTCCTGAAAATTTCATACCAACTACTTTATCTTTAATATTAAGTCCTGGATTCTTTTTACGAGCAGCTTCGGTAAATTTTTGATAATGAGGGAGAATTTTTTTGAATTCTTTTTCATTATAGAGTAATTTGTTACTTTCACCTATTGCAATATCATCTGAATTTTTATATCTCTGGATAGTTAAAAAGCCAGACTCGGTTGGAAGCTGTGAGCCCCATTTTTTTGTAAAAACCCCGTCGAGAATTCCTTTTTCGTAAAGGATCTTAAGCAAATCATGATGAATTTTTTCTGAAAAATTTTCGATATAAATATCTCCGGATGGAATTATAACTCCTCTGACGGAACTTCCAAGACTATCTAAGGATCTTGGATTTTTTAATAATTTCCAATCTCCATCTCTCGAAATTATCTGCTCGTCAGTTCCCTGAACCTTCCTTTCTTCAGTATCGTCGGGTATACCAAATTTAGCGGCATATTTGTCACCAACGCCTTCTTGTAGAGAATCTTTTACTTTTAGAGCTTTCATAGGGTAAATATACTAATTTTTACTTTAGAAAAAAAATCTTTTTTAATATTTATCCATAATTTTATCCATAATATATAAAGAAAAAGTCTTTAAATGCTAATTGCTGAATCGGTCTACCCTTTTTTAAATGAGGATTTTTTAGCTGAACAGATCTTAAATGAGAAGTTCGACCTTAATTCTATTAAGGATAAAGTGAAAAAACTGGGAATTCTCGCATCTTTATTTTTACTGACAGCTAGCAATCAGGGCATTAAAGACTTACCTTCAAAAGAAGAAATTTCTACCTCAAAGCCATTAATATATTTAGCACAACAACCTTATGTTTCTAAGGATGATATACAAAGGAAGTTTGATGAAATGCTGGGTCTTTATTTTTGGGATGAAGAACCTGAACCAGAAATAAACTGGGATATATTACAGAATCCCTTGAATTTTAGAACAAGCAAAGAAGGCATGGATTTCATCAAAGAACATGAAAAATTAAGACTTGTAGGCTACGAAATAGGTGATGGCATGGTTACCATTGGGTATGGTCATGCAGAGCCCGTAGGCACGTCCCAGTACGCTGTAGGACAAGAAATAACAGAGTATGAAGCAGATAAACTTTTTAAACAAGATATAAAGAAATTCGAAGAAGGAATTAGAGATCTTTTTAGATTGTGGGCTGGGAGAGGACTAGATGTTGAAATATCTCAGTCTATGTGGGATTCTATGATCTCTATGGCATATAATATGGGAATAAATGGTTTACGGGGATCAGAGGTAGTATTAGCTTTAAGAGACAAAGATTATATTCAAGCTGCAGATAGTATATTAACGACAAATGTTGATCCTAATTTCCCTGGTTTAGAACCTAGAAGAGAAGCAGAAAAAGAATTATTTTTAAAAGGGCTGTTAAGCGATAGAGGCTAAATAAATATGTGTCCAACATTCTCAACATCCCTCCATTTTTTTCTTCTTCTGAATTTTCTCTTCTTTTCGTACCAATAAGATATGACCCTGTATAGATCCTTTCTATCTCCCTTATAACCTCTGGTACACCAGAAATAAACATTTTTGTAAATTTCAAATTGTCCATCAAGTATTCCGATAACAATAGAATGGCCTGCTGTTTTATTTAATAACCAATCATCTAGCCAATCAAAATCTGCAGCAGTTTTAATATTTGGTTTTTCGGTCCAGATATTCGGGTCATATAACCATTTATTATATTGCCAGGTTTCGTCTTCCGTTAATATAATACCACCCATTTTTTTTAATAGATGAGCATATCCAATGTCTATTACCTTTTTGGGGTCTATTCCCCTTTTAAAACTGGTCAAGAGATCTTCCATGCCAAGGACTTATTATAACTATTTCATTAGGTGTCTTCTGGATATGAAAATCTAAGCTCTCACGATCCATAGTAACTTTTATTTTCATATCTAATCCTACTTCTTCCTTAAACTGCTTTTCTATTTTTTCGAATACTCCTTTTTTATTTAGAGGGATATTTTCCTCGAGAAGTTTTCTTAAAACAACTCGAGCTTTCTCCATGATTCCTATACTCATGGTCTGTTTAGGATCAAGGCCTCTTTGAAAATTCATCATTATAGTAATTACGAAGTAAGGTTTCAATTTCCTTGTTTGGACAAGAGGTAATGGATAGGTTAAGAAAGGATCCAAGGTTTGTAGCTCTCATTGGTCTTTTTTTCTCTCCCCGATAGGTATATTCTCCTTCTAATTCAGCAGTTCCGGGTTCTAAAACAAGGGTTTCTTTTCTAAAAAGTCTGGGAATTTTAAGGACAGCTTTTACTGCCTCTATATTTTTAGATTCAATTGCTCTCCAAAGTAATTCATTATTGGCATCAGAAATATCAATGGTCGTTCCATCCACCCATTTTTTTCCATTCATTTGAACAATATATGGAAAGACAAAATTCTTTTTCTTTTCAAGAGCCCATTGCCAAACTTCAAAATAATCTTCATAGTTAAATTCTTCAGTACGGCTCATTTGAGCTTTGATCTTTCTTCCAAGGCCAATTCCTAGGGATTGTTTGGGGTCTACACCTCTTACAAAGTCCATTTCAGTTCTTTTTTGCAAATATACAAAAAAGATCTTTAATAAAAAAATATTTATGAATTTTTAAGAAGAACTTTCACTTGTTAATGAAGCCATTTGCCAAGCTCTCTTTTGCTGATATGCTGGATCCTTAGAACCAAATCCCTGAGCAACGTGTTTAGCTTTAAATAGAGGAGATTTCGCATGTTCTTTTCCTAAATCTAATTCTGTTCTCTGCTCACTAGAAACATAGTCTCTTATTGGAATTAATCTAGTCCTATAATCTGAATGCTGATCCCAAACACTATAGTTTCTTTTTACCTGTCCACCTGTATAATCATAAGCTGCATCCTCTTCGGAAATAATTTCAACTTTCCATTTAGCATCTCTCAATAAATTAAATCTTCGTTCAGGATAAAATTCTTTAAGTTTTGATTCTATTCCTTTGATAATTTTTAAGAAAGATTCTTGGTCGGGGTATTCCCAGAAGCTAATAAGTTTATGATCTGCCCATACTCTGCCGGCAAACATATTTTCACCTCTTCTTTTTGTTCCGGGAGGATGAACAATGCCTGCTCTTGCAACTATAACTTCATCATCAACACACCAAAAAGCATGAGCATCGGGGCTTTCAAAATGGGGCGATCGAAATACATTATTATCAACAGGTTCGCCAAATTTATTGTAAGTCAAGTTAGGAAGAGAAATCTCATCCGGGCTTTCGAAAAGCTCCTCTAATGATTCGCAAACTAACTTTTTCATTATAGATCTTCTATTTTATTATATATTGCATCATTGATGTCATCCTTAGTCATATCTCCGCTGTATCCTTGATCGGGGGGATAATATTTAATTTTATCTTCACCGGTCATAATTGAATAGAACAGTTTTTCAAGACCTTCTTTAGATATTGGAGCGATCATAATAGCTTTATCTCCTTCACCTTCCCATTTGCCCTCACCTATATCATACCATTTTTGTATAGCTTCTTTCAATCTTTTGTAAGCTTCGGATTCATCCGCACTTTGTTGAGCATCAATATATGCAAAAATAACTATTTGTTTCAGGTCATGTAAATCATCATTGTATTGAAGTTCGTTAAAAAGATCCTCCGGAGTTTCCATATTATCCGGATCTCCTCCCATATCAATTGCTTTATCTTTAAGATCTTTTAAAGCAGGTATTTCTTCTCCTTTATTAATTATTCTTTGAATATGCCATACAAGATCTGTAACATCATTATAAGCATCCGAATCATACCAAAAATCATCATGAGCATCCCCAGTAAGAACATTTTCAATAAATTCCGAACTTAGATCTCTACCTGTATCAAAATATCCTGCAAATTCTTCCCATCCATTAAATTGAAGTGTGTAATTATTTCCAATTAACTGATATTTGAAATCTCTTCCGGGTATTGGAATATAAGGAATCCATTCAATTCCCATATCTTTTAATTCAATATAATCGTTTTCATCAAGTCTTTTAGTCCACTCACCGCCTTTTTTGATTAAATATTCAATCCATTCTCTTCTTATTTCATCGTCTATAGCATCACCCCACCCCGGACTAAGATTCTTTAGTATAAGATCAGAAAGCCATTCTTCT